TTTCAATGAATAATGTGCTATATAATAAATCAAATTCTTTAATTGCTGTGGATAACTGTTCACATACAGTTGTATTATACTTACTTGATAAATAAGTTATTGCATCTGTTAGTTGCTTAACAGCCGGTTTATCAGGTGCTAGGTTAATATTTTTTACATATATCTTCCCGGTATGATTGTGTCTATTAAATAGTCTCTCACTTGCTGTTTGAACAGTTGTAAATGTAGTTGTATCGTATACTTCATTCCTATAATCAAACCCTTCTTCAGCTTGTGTGTAGTTAAATATTATATTATCGGTAAATAATCCACCCTCATAGTTTTTCACTTCGTTGTTTCCAGAGAGGCGTACATTGACTGAAAAATCTCCAGATAAAGCTGTGGTCCATGCATTATGTGGATCACATAAGCCTCTAAAAACAGTAGTACCTTCCCAAAATGCACCGCCAGCGTCTACAAGATCAGAATAGTAAAATTGTAGTGAGCTATCCTTGTATGCACTTAAACCTGACACCAATAAATCACCTGCGGATGTCGCGCTTGTAGGGTCTGTAAGAGACTCCGTGTCAGAAAACATAAAATAAGCTGCTTCTTTTACATCAGCATCAATTATTAGTGTTTCCGGCCGACCGTAATCCACTTCATCCCAATTGGTCGGTTGTTTGAGTTTTTGATAAGGATTAAAATATCTAAAAAATATGTTATAAGCAGACGCGGGTAAAGTAGTTAAATTATTAGTAAACGATGAGAGACCAGATCTTTTTGTTTCGGAATAGGTCGATCCGTCTACTGTAGCATAATTAAAGTTATACCCTTCGCCGAATAAATCATCGTAATATTCATATCCATTGAACACCAAGCTTTTTATGGTATCCGGGGTTTCAGATACTATGTTACTCCTGTAGTAATTGTTGTCTTTAACAAGACCAAATATGTTATCAAATAAATCTTTTTTACTATCATCAATATAACCATCGTTATATAGATAAGATAAGTCAGTATTTAAATTTCTATCTTCAGCAATTTCAGAATTATATCCAAGGAACGAAGTGCTTTCCTTATCAACATTAGGTTGATTTATTGCAATACCCTTGCTTCTGTTATTTACAGATCTCGACGTGTCAACGATAAATGTCAATACACCTTCATTATTAGTATACAGATTTGGGTCTGGGAATATATAAAGTTGGTTGGGCGGGTATGTATTTTTAGTAAAAAAGTCTACTCGCTTACCTTGTATTACTACCACGCTTGAATTTTGCGGTCTAAAAAATCCTAAATCCCTCACACTTATAATATCATCTGAAAACACTGCCGCGGTTGAAGGGTGTTTCTGATTTAAGAAATTAGCATATGGTTTATCTGCTTCAAACAATACGCCTATTTCAGGGGTACCAGAAGCATCAGTAGTTAGATAATAGAAATCAGCTCCTATAAATTTTTTAGTTAATTCTCTTTTATTTTCAAATAATTGGCTTGCTTCTTTAAGTTGTCGTAAGTCGACACTAACTCTTGCGAAAGTTTCTGCGATTAATATGTTATCATTGTTTAGAAAAATACTAACAGCTTGTGAACTATTTAGATCATTATACCCAATAGCACTCTTTCCATACTCTTTTGCAGAGGGCTCACTATTAAAATATTGTGTAAAGTTATCAAAATACTCTGTTAAAGAAATAGATAAATTCTTTTTTACTGTAGCGATATTATAGTCTAACGCAGCAGTATCTCGATTTTCTAGATAATCGATAATTATGTCTTTTGCTGCTTGTTCTATTCCTAAATTACTACCTTTAACTTTTGATTTAGTAACAGAATAGTGTAATAACTCACGCTTTTTCTTATAATAGCTAACTACATCTCTAATCTTTTTACTATAAAAAGACATAGCAATTTGAAGATCGTAAGCGTCATTAAAATCTAACTGTGTAAGAAAACGCTGCTCTGCCCTTGTTGAGAAGTTAAGAGCAATATCTTTAAGAAAATCTTTATACAGGTCTATTATACTAGTAGTATTTGTTTCTTCTTTATTTGTTGTTTTTTGGTTCCATCGATTGAGATATTTATTATAAAACCCCGCGAGTGTATCTGGGTCATAATCCTCTGAAACTGATTTAATAAAATCTAAAAAGGTAAATGGTGCAAATTTATCTAAAGCGTCCCTTTCATTAACATTTAGGTTAGTGATAGAAAGCGGTATTTTTGGAAACCCTGTTACAATGTTATCCATTAAACATATTTATCCTTAAAACAAGGATAGACTACTAAATAACGAATTTCGAATTAATATATCGAAGATGTTTTCATCACCCTCAAGCGCGCTCAGAGGCGTTGTATAATCTACTGTGGTTTTACCTGTTGTATAGTCTATCATTCCGTTAAGTATAGTATCATCATATACTGCGGAAAGAGTATAAAAGTCGTAGAATTTATCTGTAACTGTGCTTAATGCAAACGTGGTTGGAAGCACTAAATTCCAACCCCAGTAATTTGCACCCTTAGTACTATCAGTTTCTGTTCTAAACCAGCTTAACATATATGTGTTTGTATTACCCGAATAACCGAAGGCTCCGCTTAAAGCGCAAAGAGGTTGGTAAGTATTTAACCTCGTATATGTATCACTAAATCTTTCATAAGCTACGAGATCAGTACCAGCAGTAACTTCATAAGCAAGAGGATTTTCAATTTTTAGACCTAAGTTCTTTCCATATATTTCTTTAGTAGTATGCCCTTGTGGATCAAAATTTTCATTAAATTTATTTTTTGTGCCTCTAAACTTATTATAGTTAATGCTTAGAACATCTAAAAATCTTTTAACTGCAGTCGGTTGTTGAGCAAGTGTGCGATCAAATACTATACCACTTTCATCTACTAATTTAGATAAACCTAACAATTCATTAATACCACATAGATCTATGTCTGCGGTATTTTGAGTAAAGTTAAATATTTTTTCATATAGTTTTTTACCTAAAACATCATGACTACTACTAACATCTCCAAATATAGTACCAATAAAGTCAGTAAAGAAAATATCTTTATCTATTAATACTTCTTGGAATCGTAAATCTTTGATTGTTTGTTCAAAGTCGAAGTTTTCATTATGCTTATAAAAATCGTAATAATTTTTTGGGTAACATGTTAATGGTGTTGAACCGGTGCTGTAAGCTGTTAGCTTTGTGTAAATATTTTCATATATGCAGTGAGCGCTTAATATTAAAGCTGCTGGAGCTGTTGATATAGTATCGTTAAAAGTTAAAAGACCTCTGTACCAAAAACTAGTATCAATATCTGATAATGAGTTGTTTAGGCTAGATATTGTGTAGTATGAAGTATCTACAGCATTACCATCGCTCGATAATAGAGTAAATCGTACAGAATCTCTTCCAGCAGAAAGAGCCTTCATAGTATAGTTATCGGTATTCTTTGGTGTAATAATAAACGGGACACCTAAGCCTTTATACTGTACAGGGCTTACATCAAATGAGCTTATTTCGTCACTTTCTGCAGTTATACCATTTGAAGAGAATACTATTTCATTTAATGTTTGTGCAGACGTTCCCACCACCAAAGAGGATAGGGTAACAGTAAAATTGTTCGTGTAGTTGTTGTTTTTATACCCTGTTATACTATTAGAAAATATATTGTCTCTATCTTTAAAGAAAGATATAGTAACGGGGTTAGCACTTGCGCTTAATTGATCCGGTGTTTTAAAGTATATAACGTCAAGCCCAGAACTACCCACTAATACACTTGATAGACTGGAACTCAAGCAAGTTACTATTGAACCACCTGATAATTGAGCATATATGTTGCTTGAAGAAAGAGAGATCTTTTGAATAGGTACATATTCATATGCTGATAAAGTATTAATGTATTCTTTATTATAAAAAGACCAGTACGTTTTTAAATCATTAAATTTATTATTATCTAAGTTAAAATAGTTATCCCAACTCGCTGAAACGCTAAAAAATATGTCCTGAAAGTCTTGATAAAATGGAGTTTGGGAATTTATAGTAATTGGTTTCGAAAACTCACCGGCCTGTAAATTAAGATTTGCCGGATTTACACCCAACTCGCTACCAGACCACGTCGTAGTAAACGTATTGGTAATGTAGTCGTATATATTTACATCATTACTATATGAAGCTAATGTTGCATTATTATTGCAATCTCTTAATACCATTCTAACAGTGTACTGCCCGGGGTATTCGAATACATGTGAGCTTGTTAGATTATATGCAAAAGTACCGTCGCCGAAGTCAAATGTAACCTTTGATTCATTTAAAGGAGTAGCCCTCTGATCCGTATTGACAATTCGCGCCTTAAACGTGAGTGGGGTTATGTGTAGATTATAAGAAGATAAAACGGACTCACTTTTATAATCTAATACATCAAATGTTGCATAGTCTGTTTTAATATTACTCATCTATTACTTTTATGCGCTTAGCTACCGTCAGTGGTGAATATAAATAAGGAAATTTAAAATACGGGAGTGTTATATCTTGATTAACTAAACTAATATCACTTTTATCATAAAGCGGGTTAAAAGAAAGAAAGGAAACAGTTTCGAGAGAACTACCATCTTTTTCGTTTTTTGTGTAGATATTTTTTACTCCTTCTAGTGTAAGTATTTCTCTCAAGAGTTGGTTTATGGCTACGTTTTGACCTAGTTTATTATTCTTCGGGTCGAAGAATGCTTTAATTTTATTTGCAACACGTGATCGTATCGTTTGTTTGTTAATCTTATTATTTGTTTCGCGAACAACATAGAGAGTGGTGTTATTGAGAATGTCTAAATTTAGCGTTGAAGAATTACTCATACCTAAACCAAACGCCATATATATTGGATCTCTAGGCACTACAGTATTTGATAACATTTTCCGGTCTTGAGTTTGCTGTACAAGTAAGTTTTTAAATGAGTTGCTTAAAAAAGGTGGGTAAGATTTATCTTGTGCTGTCAAAAATTTAGGCACAACAAAAACGTTAATGTTATTAAAATCACATGCATCAGCAAAATTTACTTGGTTGATAATTACCCGGTTGACTTTATTTGGGTCAACACACATATCGTAAAAATATTTTATATACCCATTTAAGTAGGAATCATTGCTGACTACCTCAACACTGTTAACAACATTAGCAAAATTTTTGTTAATAAACCCCTCGTAGTCTGCCTCTGTTACTAATCTTAGTTGAGATGAAAATACTTTTGGCGCATTTTGTCTTATTTGATCTACCGTCTCTGCTTCAGATAAAGAAGATGATGCTTGAGGGTTATTAAAACTAATATATGAAGCATTAGTCGTGTTAATAAATGTTGTCTCGTCTTTATTCGAATACGTATCGTTAAAGATAGCGCGCTGACGAGGAGAATCGTATATAAACACCTTGTTACCATTAATAGCATTTTTACTAATTATACCTTTTACATTATCTGACTGTAAGTAGTTTACAGAGACCGTGTCACTCGCGGTTAATTCCCTACCGAAAACACCATTCCCGAATTTTATTTCGTAATAACCATTCTCATTTAATCTAATTTCATAAACTCTATCAACCGAATTAGATAAGTATAAGCTTTCTACTTGATTATACTCATAATACGTATTATCATTTACTTCTTTAACATACACGCTTATTGTATCATTTGCAATAAATTTATCTGTATTGGTATCGACTATATTCTCAACGACAATAGGTAGAACCTCAAATGGTTCACCTTGAGCTTTATAATCAGGGTACTCTTTTATAGTACCTTGATACAAAATCACAACATCGTTTAATGTCTTAATAGTTTCGTTTCCGGAAGCGTCTTTATTAAAAGAATAATCATCATTAAACACGTACTGCGCGCCGTCTACCGAGAAATAAGAATATTTACGAATAGTATAATTACCTTTAGGCATTGAAGCGGTTCCAATAGCGTTTATTGATACAATGGAAGTTTGCTTACCTGCAGGTTTGTAGCCTATCAGCTTTACAATCTTATTCATGTTCTCATATAGAGTAGCCTGATCAAAATTAACTTCTGAAGCTGTTGTGTTTAAGTAAAATAAAAGTACATGATATGAATAAGCTATAATATCGATAATAGCTGCAAGGTTACTACCATCAAAATTCTGATCAGTAAATTTTTCGTTTTTGTTTAATCTATCAACGATGTACTCTTTTAAAGTTACAGCGTCAAATGCTACATACGCATCTTGCGGTAGATTAAATTCTAGAAATTTGTTAGTTGTGTCGTCTGTAGGCATGGTTAGAGTACGAAATATCCGTTATTATTTAATAGTGATTGAAGTGAGAGTCCATATATGTTTAGAGAAGGTATGTTGATTTGTAATGTAATATAATATTCATGTTGATCTGGTATAGGTCTCACGACAACATTAATTACCTGAACTCTGGGCTCCATTTCTGGCAACCGGTTAAGTATATCGTCTTGAATTTGGAATGCATTAAAATCGTTTACTTGCTCAAAAAGATAACGTCTTAAATCTAAGCCAAATTCTGGACTTAATATTTTTTGACCCGGTGTGGTTAAAAATATATTAGTTAAACTATTTTTTATTGCTTGTTCATCAAAAGAGCCCTGTACATCTCTAAGTGTTACCTTTTTGTTGATCTGTGAGTTGTAATAAACAGATGGAGTGATATCTAGAAATAAATCTTTGTAGAGATATCCTTGTTCTAGAGAGGTATTGTCCAGACTATTAACAGAAATATCAGTTAACTTTATAAGAGCCATTTATAATATTTAATACCTAGGTAGTAA